GGCAAAGGTTCAGGCATCTTTGGTGAGGACATACACATATCTAGTCTTTTGTTAAAATGTTATTTTGTATTTGATCGTTATAAGTTTGCCTAAGAAATCTGATAACAGATACTTGACCACTCTTAAACCAAACATCTTTTTCTGTGTTCGTCAAGTCAGGACATTTGTCAGGGTATAATTGTTCTAAGCGTTTAATCATAGCCTCGCTTATAGCTGGCATTAGTTCATCTTCCATTATTGCGTGTCTCCAATCCATATATATAGTGGTGTCATTTCTCCTACGTAAGCTCCTCCAATGTTAAAGCTAAAGTAATCCATAGCATCATCCATTGTCATGTCATCTCTTAACATAAGTATCTCTAAGATTCTTTCAATAGAATAAACATATCTTCCATCGTTGTACTCTTGACCTATGATAGCTTCATCAAATCCATCAGCTTTTATCTGCTCTTTTTCTATGTGTGCTATCATTTGTTATAACTCCTATCATCTAGTTCTTGTGGTAGCTTACCTTTGTTAATTTGATCCTCGGTCCACAGGAAAGCACTGGCATTCCATAGTATAGCACCTGCGTGATCTTCCGAATCATCTCCTTCACTAAGTGCTAACAGATGTCTACTCATGCTATCTATTAACCTACTAAGTGGGAAACCGTTGTGCCAGTTGTTGTCTCCGTAGAGTTTTCCTCCTTCTTCAAATCGGATGGCAAGGGAGCGAAGGGCGATTGGAGGAATAAGGCTGAATCGTCCTCGTCCAGTAGCCCTGTCACGCTTCGCACCAGAGGCATAATGTTCTTTCTCTCCAGAGTTTGGTAGTTCTTCGGTGTCCATAATTTTGTTATTTGTTTTTGTTTTTTATTGTATTCTTGTTTTCTTAATAGTCTTGCCATCCAAGCATTCATCAAAGCATCTTGTTCGTCTTGTCCCTTCTTAGCGTACAGTGCGACAACAGAGTCCCAAGTGTAACCGTGTTCATCCAACCACTTCTTAGCAGTCACAGCTCCTACTCCCTTTGCACCACTGAATCCATCTGTTGAATCTCCCATCAGTGATTGTAGGAGGTGGAAGTTATCTGCTTCTTCTTCGGTAGGTTCATGGTATTCTTCTCTGTTATAATCATAGAAGATTCCTGGTACACTCTTGAAGTCCTTGTCGATTGATACAATGATTCTCTTGTCTAACCTGTTGGGTCTTTCAGTAGCGAGGATACTTAGTACATCATCAGCTTCTACGTTAGCCCACAGTTGTGCGTCTAGTTCCTCTATCATCCATTGCTTCATCGGCTTCAAGATGATAGGCAGTACTGACTTCCTTCTGTTAGACTTGTACTCAGGGAATAGTTTCCTTCTGAAGTTTGCTCGGTCACTAAGTGCTAACACTACTTCATCTGCTTTGAGTAGGTCTTTGAATTGTTCTATTCTTCCTAGTACTCTTTGCTTTGCTACTGCCATGTCTGCTTGTACAGTCCAAAGCTCCTCTTCCCACTGTATATTTTCTTGTGCTATGATTGATGATTCAAATGCTAACACATCTGCGTCAATTAGTATGGTTGTTTTACTCATAGAATATGCTCCAGTTCTCTCTATATTTTTGGTATTTACTTTTGGTTGTTTGGTCTGTCGATAAACGAGTTGTTCGTCCTGTCACCTCTTTTAAAGGAAGTAAGAACCACAATTGTTCGGGTTGAATGTAACAAGCTACGACATCTACCTCTTTGTTTATATGTTTCTTTCCATTATTACCGCCTGTACTTGTAGCGATGTTATAACTATTGTCTCTATATTGACTGTTTGTTGTTTTGACTTGAACCTTTAATACACCTTTAGGACAAGTAACAATGAAGTCCCAAGGCATAGCAGTAACAGGAATATGTGGTTCAAAGTTTCTCTTCAAACACTCAGTTATAAAATCTGATTCTGCTATTGCTCCTATTCTTGTAGTACTTGATGAAGGCATTTCATTGTTGTTGTGTTGATTCTTCCAATCCCAAGGAACATCTAAATCAGTTGTATCATACAAGTTTGCAAGGGACAAGTAGTAATCGTATTCAAGCTCTAGTGTGTCTGTGACCATGACTCTCCTATCTTATACTCACCATCCATAGGACAGTTTAACTTCAACTCTTTACCTGCTGCTTTGATTGCTTGTACTGCTAACTGTCCGTATGTCTCAGCCAACTCAGGTTTTACTTCAGCTTGGAACTCATCGTGGATGTTACCTACAAATGAATACTCCCTACCGTGCTGCCATTCAAGACTCTGTAGTTTGCTATACAACTTTATCAAAGCTACCTTCATAACTACAGCACCTGCTGATTGAAGTAACATATTAAGTGCAGAGTGTGGACTCCTAATAGGAAGTATCCTTCCGTCTATACCAGTTAGCTTTTTACTTTGTGTTACCTTTTGTTCAATACCCTTTTTTAATATCTTCAAGGCAGGTAGGTTCGACAGGAACTTCATCTTTAATATCTTTCCTTCCTTTAAACTACCACCTACTATCTCTCCAATCTTTCCATCTCCTGCTCCGTAAAGGAATCCATAGATGAATGTCTTAGCTTGGTCTCTAGTCTTTAACCCTGCTGCTTTTTGATTAACAGTGTGGATGTCTCCCTCCAGTATATTCCTAGCGTACTCTCCACCATCCCAATTAGCTAAGTAATGGGCAAGCATACGAAGTTCTAACCCACTCGCATCACACCCTACTAACTTATATCCACTCTTAGCGATGAATAAACTACGGCACTCTTCACCATAAGGAACGCGACCAGCAGGTACTTGAGCGAGGTTAGGTGAGGAGTGAGTACATCTACCTGTGACTGCACCGTTTGTATTGACTCGTCCGTGTATCCTGCCATTCTTAACTAGCTTAAGCCATCCATTCTTGCCGTCAGCTAATTGTCCTAGTCGCTTGACTACTAATAGATACTCTAATAAAAGCTCGGCAGCTGGATGGCTTATTTTTTTAAGAGTAGCTTCATCTACCTTTACAGTCTCTCCATCGTTACTAACTGGAAGTTCAATGCCTAGTTCCTTAAATCTTTCTTTGATCTGTAAACGACTGCCAGGATTAAACGGTGTTACTTTTTCTTGTGTCCCGATAGACTCAGCATCTTTAACTAAGTTCTGTACCATACCTCTGCTCTTGAGTATATCTTTTAACTTAGCTTTGGTAGGTGCATTGATTATCTCTACTCCATCTAAGTGTTCAATCTTTAAGGACCATCCAGCAGAGGACTTCATCTGTTCAACTTTAGGTTCAAACATTTCTTGCAGTTCATCCTTCAAGCGAGCAGATACAGTGTTAAGCTTTTGTTCTAATTGTTCTGCTTTATCCACATCAAACTCAAACCCTTTGCTTTCCTGTAGTCTAATGATATAAGCGAACCAATGTTCTACTGCTAACATCTTCTTACTGGGTTCTAACTTTAGTAGGTACTCATACAATGTCTTCGTTACTATGACATCTCGTTCGCAGTACTTCTTCATCTCTTCGTTGTAACTATCCCAAGCACCTTCCTCTTCTCCGTAAGATAGCTTTAATATCTCACCCATCCTGAGACCCCATGCCTTCAAGCTGTGACTACCAATCAATTTAGTATCAAATTTTTTCCTACTAAAATCATCTTCCTTTAAGTCTGGATTCAAACACCTACTCATAACGAGGGTGTCTTGGACTTTAACTAAAGGAGGATAGAAGTTATATAGTTTAGATAAGACAGGCAGGTCAAAGCCTATGATGTTATGACCGATGATCTTGTCTGCTTTACTTAACATATCTAGTCCAGCCCTCATGCCATCACCCTCAAAGGTAATCATCTTACCTCCTATTGGATCATACACACTCATGCAATGACAGACCTTGAGGTCACTCAGATTAGTGAAGTCCTCAATGCCGTTGGTTTCTATATCAAAGAATAGTATTTTCATATTTTTAAAACGGATTCGCTCCGTTGTTGGTTGTTGTTGTTTTGTCTTTAAATACATCCTCACTCTCTGTGTACCTGCCACTATCTGCATTGTAAAATAATGTAGACGCAAGCCCAGTCTCACCTGAGAATCTATTCTTTAGTACTCTTACTTTTGTTTCGTTGCTATCTTCTTTTTGTTGGTTTCTCTCTAGTCCTATCACCATGTCACTTAGTTGTGGTATTGAATGACTTCCTCTAAGGTCCGATAACCTAGTGACTCCACCCTCTTCATGTCCTCCACCATTCGGTGGTCTTCTAAGGTGTGATACTAACACCATTCCACATCCAGTCTCCTCTACTAAGCTTCGTAGTTGTGTCATCGTGTTATCAATTAACCTTCGTTCATCATCTCCTTGGATACCACTAACCACAATAGATAGATGGTCAAGGAATATCCACTTACATCCTAGTCCTTTGCACAGGTAGCGTATCTTACTTAACAAGTTATCACTCTCCGTACTTCCGAAGTGGTCATAGGTATAGAAGTTCTTGTTACCCATAGTCTCATCGAATGCTTTGCGTAACTCCTTCTCGTCAAGATCGTTCTCAAGGTGCAATGGTTTGTTGAGATGTATGCCCATGATTCCAAGTGCAGTTCGTCTGACTGATTCTTCAAGTGCGATGTAACCTACAGTTTCTCCTAGTCCTAAGAGGTGGTGACAGACTTC